GAACTCATTCTCAACAGAGCGCAGCAAAACTCTATCGCCAGCCAACTGACGCAAAGCAGAGAGCCCATCATGCTGGAGGCGGTTGTATCAGCTGAGCAAATTCAATTCGTAACAGGCAACCGTGACCGTCGTCGTGGGAGAAGTGAATATATAAAGATACAATAGACATGGCGAACTTGACATTACCATTTGCGAGCAGGACCAACAAGACCTACGAGATCCGCATCGAGGGAGTCTCGACGGGCGGATACCTGACGCCTGCACCTGAACCCTTCACCATCAATGAGGATACTGACCGCGACATCTTCAAAAACGTCCGGCAGCAGACGGGGTATGTGAGGTTCATCGACACCGACGGAACCGTTTGGAAAAATGTCATCCCGACGACAGCCACCGACCGCCCAGTGTCTCTCTACGAAACAACCGGCGGAAGCTCTGTCCTCAAGTGGGAAGGCTACATCAAGCCGGAAGTCTACACGGCCAGCATCTGTGATTTCCCCGGAATGATTGAATTGCCCGTCGTGGGGAAGCTGGGTGTCATCGGCAGAAACATGCCGAGCACAGATTACGTCGACAGCAAGAACAATCTCGCATACTTGCTGTTTATGTGCTTCACCGCTGGCTCCGAGCCGCTGGCATCCCTTGCATGGTGGTCGAACCTATACATCCAGGGCGGCAGCATCATCACTTCCTATTGGTTGAAATATCGCCCGCAGTGGGCGGTGTTCTTCGACCAGGACTCGGAGAATGAGTCAGGATTCTCTGCAAAATACAACTGGCTGGAAATTCTCGAGCACGTTTGCACGTTCTTCGGGTGGAGTTGCAGGACTTACGGCACAGATATATACCTATGTTCATCTGACGACACCACCATTAACTCTAAGTTCGTAAGACTGACACCTTCACAGCTTGTCACGATTGCCAATGGCGGTTCATCGAGCGGAACGATTGTCGACACGACAGCACTTAACATGGGCGGCACGACCATGCGGGCTGACAGCACGGAAGAGATGCTTCAGGGTGTCAATTCCTGCGAAGTCGTCGCCGACATTTCGAAGATAGACCCCGCCATCGAGGTACCGTGGGACGACATAGAGGAATACATCAAGGCAAAGACCATCAACAAGACTAATCTATTCGGCGATGGGACGAATGGAATTTGGCGATTCCAACGCGAACCGACATATTTCACCAATAAAAGGTTTGGGCGGTTCATTCTTTCCTCCGATAGTGGCGGCAGCTATGTAGACGGGACCTACACAAAATACTACAAAGGGCTGTTTGACGAATCGCAGTACTACGAAGGCAGTTTATCGCTGCTACGGAATTATTCCCTTCAGCGAAGCATCTACATCCAGGGAATATACCCGCAGGACAAGGCCCTTGTCACCATCGAGTCCATTGACTCCTACAATTTCCAGAGCGGAATCCTTGTCCTATCGGGAAAGACTGAATGGAAAGGCACGTCTGAAGACAACCTTGACACCCGCCCCGCCAACGGTACTCTATACATGCGAATCCATGTGGGAATTTATGTCTGGAACGGAACCGCGTGGGTGCTTGACACGGGAACAGATTCCCCGTGGGTAGAAGTAAGCACCGGCACGTGGCCATTGGCGACATCTGGCGCAGGCACGATTCTCAACACCCGCAACCTCGATGACCCATACCCTGCTTTCAACGGATATGGAATGCCTGTCAGCGGGAACATCGGAGGAAAGGTGAAAGTGGAAATCAAAGGGTTTGCCGACTATTACGGCGCACTCACAGGCGAGATATGGATTTCAGACCTGAACATCGAGTTCCTTCGCTCGACATCAGTCAGCAATTACAACGACCGCGACAGCAACCGCTACAAGGCCGTGTCGGGGAAGTTCATCGACGGCATCTCAATCTCCACTATCTTCGCAAGCGACGACGGCAACGCAGCTGGTACGGGCATCCTGCTATATCCAGACTACCGATACCTGACGACAATCCCATACGGCGTCACGACACAGCACACGTGGCATCATCCAGAGCAGCATCTGGCCGACCGAATTGCAAAATACTACGGGGCGAAGGTTCACAACGTGAAGGTCCTTTATGTCTTGGATGGTGCAATACGAAGCATCACACCTCTGAACACCGTTACGATTGACGGGAAGACTTACATCACAGCTAGCATCTCAATGGATGTGGGCGAAGATTTGACAACTTTAATTCTTGTGGAAATATGATCATCAAAGGCAATGACATCATCATCACTACCGGCAGCGGCTCCAACACCCAGGGAGGCGGCACTGTGCTTGGAATGATGAAAAATTGTGACATCGACATCAAGTGTGACACTATTGAAACATGTCCGTCGACTAATGGCCGATACAAGACATTCATCCCTGGGCGAATTGAGTGGTCGCTGTCGAGTAATCACCTCATCGAAACAATGTACTCATTTCTGGTTAAGGCGGGCACTGGCGTTGTTTTGCAAATCAGAAACAGAAACAACTCACGCGACGCACTCTACGGGAATGCCATCATCACCGAATGCACCGTTTCGGCAAGCAGAGGAAACCTTGCGGTAGGTTCATTCAAATTCAGGGGAAGTGGCATCCTCCGAGGATTCACGTAATAAGGAAATAACTTGGTTAGCTTAGTTTCATTTTAATGGTATTTTAGTTTGAAGGGCACTGACCTCTCGGCCGGTGCCCTTTTTTCATTTCTTCTCGATTGCAGCCTTCAGTAGGTCGAACTCTTCGTGGACTGACTGCGCAACCACTTTCGCATAGCGTTGCGTCTGTGTGATGTTAGTGTGACCGAGCATCCGTGCCAGGTTCTCGATCTTAACGCCCTGACGAAGAGCGAACGTGGCGAAGGTGTGGCGGGCCATGTGCGAGTGGAGTGGGCGGGAGATGCCACACGCCATGCCCAGCGCCTTCAACGCATGGTTGTAGTCGGCATTGCCAATCTTCGGCAACTCGAAGTTGTATTTCTCCAAGACGGCCACGGCAGGCGGGAGCAGCTGAGAAACGAAGGGCACACCCGTCTTGATTCGTTCACCCACATTGCGCCAGGTACCATCCACGAGTCGGTAGTCTTTGATGTCGAAGGCCTGCATGTCGCCGTAACTCAACCCCGTGTACATCTGGAACACGAAGAGATCATGCGCCACGTCCATCACGCTCCCGCGCAACGGGCGGATGCTCTCGAAGGCCTCCATCTCTTCATCGGTCAGATAGTCCATCGTTTCACGGTCACCACGCTTGATTTCGCCCTTCATGCGGTCGTATGGGTTTTCGTCGATGACTCCCAGTTTGTAGGCACGTCCGAACATCGCCTTCAGGCACTTGTGGTAGTTATAGACGGCAGCATCGCTCAGCAGCCTTGCCGGTTCGCCCATCCGTTTCTCAGCCTCGCTTTGTTTTGCCGTCAATCCATGCAGCCACGCATCGAACTTGTAGACGTTTTCGACGGTCGCATCCCTCCAGGTTCTGATACCACCGAAGGCCTTCAGCCGTGCAAGCAGAGGGTTGTAGTGCTTTATGGTCCCTTCTCGCAGTCCGAGCAACGGCAGCTGGTCTTCTATCCAGTCGGCCACCTCGTTGCCGTCAACCGTGATTTTCTTCTCAGGCGACCACACGCGACGTTTCACTTCGGTAGCGTCGATGGGTTCTCCAGCCTCCAACATGGCCGTCACCTCTTCCGTGACTCTCTTCATGATGGCAATGAGCTGCTTGTTCAACTCAGCAGAATCGGCACGGTTTACCACTGTGCCGAACGCAAACTCATTCCTGCGCACGCGCACACCCGTAGGTATATATAAGGTTCGCCTGTTATGCGTGATTCGTAACTCTATCGGCCCAGTCTTGCCAGCCGCCGTCTTGTTCCTGTGGTCGAATACTATGTTAGTTGTTATCATGTTCTTGTAGTTTTTAGGTTTTGCGCTTTGCAAATGTTTACCCCTTTTGTTTACCCCATCGGATATTTTCCGATTTGGGGGTAAACATTTGACGGTTCATATCCCCCAAAAATGGCAAAATACCGAAATAACCCGTTTACCCCCTTCCACGGCAAATTCTCTCAAATTGCCAATAAATAAAGGGGTTTCGGCATTTTCAAACCGTCACCCCTTTTTCTTTTCCGTGATCCGCTTGGGGTTATCAGTGAATCGGGGGCTCTGGGTGTTTATGGGGGTTGTGGGAGATTTTGCATACGCGAAGGGGTAAACATTAGAGGGATTTTCGTTGATTTTTGTCTTCTGCTGTGCCGACCGGGAAAGGATAGTGTTCTCGGTCGGTGCTGTATTGTGCGATAGCATGCTTGAGTTCAGCGATTCTCGCTTCGAGTTGTTCGATGATTTTGTTTTTGTCTTTTAGTTGGTCATTTAGTTGAGCGATCTGCGCATCTTTCGCATCGATTGCAACCACATACGCAGAGATGGCGGCATTCAGCGCACTCGATGTGTCGATGATGGCTGGCTCCCGTGGTTTCTGCTCTGCCTGCTCCGTGAACTTTGGCCCCGTTCCATCCAACAACCATTCAAGGCTGAATATTTCGCCTGTTGCCTGATGGAACTTTATTACAAAATCTTTGTCCGCCCTTTCCTCGCACCGTCTTAATGCGCGAGAGAATGACGATTCGGCCATGCCCATCATTTTGGCAAGGTCTTGCTGCTTCAGCCCTTTATTTGATTTGAGCCATTCAATAGCCTGCTTCATTCGCAGGTGAATCTGAGTCGAATTTGACATAATTCCGCACTTTTTTCTTAAAATTCCTTAATAATTGACTGAAATTGACACAAGTTCCAACTATTCTTTTTATATTTGCACCCGAAATTAATTAATAATATCGGGGCACAGGAATAGCCGTCAGGCGCTGGGCGTCTTTTCAAACAAGCGGCAGATGCCAACTTGCAAAGGTGATAGGTTGCAAATATACGGCTTTTTCTCCCGATTTTCGTCAATTCGTGTTAATATTTAAGTAATTTTAAAGATATGGCACAGGAACATGTATCAAAAGCAGAGCTCAGACAGATGCACATCGGTCAGACGCGCATCTTCGTCCTGAACGAGGCCCGCAAGATTTCGTCGGCCCGAGTGACCTGCAACCATCTCAAGAACGAGGAGGGCTTGGAGTTCATGGTCAAATGCGACTATGGCGCAAAGTCGATTAGTATCACAAGAACCCGTTGAGCTATGGACAGACTATTGAGAGCAGAGATCGTGGCAGAGGTTCGTCGTGCGATGGAAGAGATGAACGAAACGTACAACGAGCAATGGGTGAGCGGCAAGGAGCTTTGCAA